GGCCGGGGCGCTGGATGGTTCGCCGCTGTTCCCGGAGGTCGCGGTCGTCGTCGCGCGGCAGAATGGCAAGACCCGGCTCCTCGTGCCGTTGATCGTGAGTCGCTTGCGCCGGGGCTTGCGGATCATGCACGCCGCCCAGAACCGCGAGCTCCCGCGCGAGGTCCATGCCGAGGTCTGCGACGTGATGATGGACCGCTACCGCTCGGAGGTCCGCGGGAAGCCTCGCTTCGCCAACGGCCAGGAGCGCATCCGGACGACGAACGGTGGCGACTACCGCGTGGTCGCGGCGACGCGCGGCGGCGCCCGTGGGCCATCCAACGACACAGTCATCCTTGACGAGGCGCGTGAGGAAGGCGACTGGGCGTTCATCTCGGCGGCCAAGCCGACGCTGACCGCGTCGCGTTACCCGCAGTTCATCTACCTCTCGAACGCGGGGGACTCCACGTCGGTCGTGCTGAACGCGCTCCGCTCCCGCAAGGATGACGACCCGAGCCTCGCCTATCTCGAATGGTCGGCCGCGGCGACGCGCAAGCCCGACGACCTCACGGGCTGGCTGGAGTCCAACCCCGCGATCGGCCACCTCCCGCATGTGCTCGCTACCCTCGAGCGCGAGTACCGGACCAACCAGCTCGCGGGGACCATGCCCATCTTCGAGACGGAGCACCTCTGCCGGTGGGTGACGAGCACCCACTCGCCGCTCGTCGAAGAGGCCGTCTGGCTCGACGCCAAGGCCGACCTCGGCATCCCGCGTCGGCCGATGATGGCGGTGAGCATGGATCCATCCGGGCTGCGTGCCTCGGCGGTCATCGCCTGGCGCCGGTCCGACCCGGATGACATCGGCGTGCGCGTGGTGGCCGAGGTCTACGGCACGCCCGGGAAGCCGATCGACGTCGATGTCTTCGGGACCGAGCTGCGCGACTTCGCGCGCGGGCTCAACGTGCGGACCGTCGGCTTCGCGCCGTGGACCGATGCGGACCTGGCACGCTACTTCCCGACTGCCAAGCCGCTCGACGGTCGGACATGGGCGGTCGCGTCGGAGGCATTCGCCCGCATGGTGGAGGGCGGGCGAGTGCACTGGGACGGCGGGACGGAAGTCGGCGACGACCTCGCATGGACCGTCCGCAAGGCACACGAGGGCGGCGCCTGGCACGCGGTCAAGGCCAAGGACGATCGACCCATCACGGCAGCACTGGCGGCAGTCCGGGCCGTCTGGCTGGCATCCGACCCCAAACCATCCGGCAGTCTGAGGGTCCAATGAGTCTCTGGGATCGCGTCACCTCGTTCATGGCATTGGCGCCGCAGCAGGACCGGGTCGAGCTGGCGATGCCCGACCTCGAGACGCAGATAGAGCGCATCCGCTCGCGTACCGTCCACCACAAGGTCGCCAGCGTCAACCAGGCGCTCTCGGTCCCGGCCGTCCAGCGCGCGGTCACGCTCATCAGCCATACGGTCGGCTCCGTCTCGATGCAGGGCTGGCGCAACGGCATCCCGATGGACGTCACGCCGGTCGTGCTCGCGCGCCCCAACCCGTACGAGACGCCCTATGACTTCTACCGTGAGGTCGCCTTCTATCGCGCGACCCGCGGCGAGTCGATCATGTGGATTGCCAACCGCGACAGCGCGGGCTTTCCGATCGCGCTCGTGAACGTCCCGCCGTGGGAGGTGAGCGTCCAGGAGAACCCGAACAACCGTCTCCGGCCGTCCTACTACTGGGGCAACCCGGAGAAGCCGCAACCGGGCGACATCAGTGGCACGCGCTACTCGGTCGCCAACCCCGGCGGGGACTTCGTCCACATCATGTACCACCGCGACGGGCTGCGCGGCGTCGGACCGCTCCAGATGTGCGGCGCGGCGGTGTCCGTGGCCGTCGAGGCGCAGCAGTGGGCCGGTAACTTCTTCGCGGGCGGCGGCGTGCCGCCGATCATCGTCAAGAAGACCGGCGAGCTCGACGCCACGCCCGGACCCGATGGGCTGAACGAGGCGCAGATCTTCAAGCGCGACTGGTCGTCCGGCCAGCCGAACGAGCCCAAGATCGTCGACGAGGGCGTCGACTCCGTCCAGCAGCTCGACACCAACCCGCAGGGCGCGCAGATGCTCGACGCGCGGCAGTATGAGAACGGCGACGTCGCGCGGATGTTCGGCATCCCCGGCGTCCTCCTCGAGTACAACATGCCCGGTTCCTCCCTCACCTACCAGAGCATCCCCGACGTCTGGATCGAACTCCTGCGCGGCTGCCTCACCCCGACCTACTTCGAGCCCATCGAGGCGCACTTCAGCGACCTCCTCCCCCGTACGCAGGTCGGCCGGTTCAACACCAACGGTCTCCAGCGCGCCGACGTCCGGACGCGCTATGACGTCTACGCCTCGGGCATCACGTCGGGCGTGCTCACCGTGGAGCAAGCGCAGGTCCAAGAAGGTCTGCTTCCGGGCGACATCGAGACGATGCCGATCCCACCCTCGCCGCCACAGGCGTCGGCTGGGTTGTCGCGCGGACACCGCTGCGACGGCCAGGTGACGATCAGGGGCGTGCTCCGACGGTGTGACAAGCTCCTGTTCGGACAGGGCTATTGCCCGCGATGCAAGAAGCAGTACGCCTCGGTCGCATGATCGACGCGATCGCGTCCGAGAGACACTTCGCCGACCACATCGCGCCGATCTGGCTCGCGCTGCCGGAGGAGCAGCGCGGAACGCTCTACCTGCGCACGCCCCGGCCGGACCTCCCGAACACGGTCGTCGCAGTGGCGCCGCCGTCCCGGCGGCCGACCCTCGTTGCGTCCATCGGCGACCTGAAGCGCGGACGCGGGCGCCGCAACGCGATCATGGAGCACGGCTGCGGCCAGTCCTTCGGCGGCGACCCTCGCACGGCCGAGCGCGGATCGTACGCGGGTGGTGCCGGACGTGACGCCGAGCTGTTCCTGCACCCCGGCAACCATCCGGCGGCCCGCGACCGGGCCCGCTATCCAGAGGCGCGGGTCGAGGTCGTCGGCTGCGCCAAGCTCGACAGCCTACCCAAGCGAGACCGCGGCGAACCACCCGTCGTCGCGGTCTCGTTCCACTGGAACTGCACCATCTGCGCTGAGACGCGGCCGGCGTGGGACGTCTTCCGCGGCCATGTCGCGGATCTGTCGAAGACGATGCAGGTCATCGGCCACGGCCATCCCCGGATCATCCGGCGCCTGGCGGCGATGTACAAGCGGCTCGGCATCGAGACGGTCGCGTCGTTCGAGGAGGTCTGCCGGCGGGCCGACGTCTACGTCAACGACTGCTCGTCAACGCTGTTCGAGTTCGCGGCCACCGGACGCCCGGTCGTCGTCCTGAACGCCAGGCGCTACCGCCGCGACGTGAACCACGGCCTCCGCTTCTGGGAGGCGTCCGGCGTCGGCGTCAACGTCGAGCAGGGTGACGAGCTCCGCGAGGCGGTCCTGCGTGCCCTCGAGGACTCCCCGGAGCAGCGGGCCGAGCGCGAACGGGCCCTCGACATGGTCTACGCCTTCCGGTCCGGAGGGGCTCAGCGGGCGGCCGACGTGCTGGTGGACTGGGCATGCGCCACTACCTCTTGACGCGGTCTGCATATGCACCGGCTATCGACCTAGATCGGAACAGGCGACGCCTTGACCTAACGCGCGGCATCCTCGTCCGGTCACTGGCGGCACAGACGCAACGTGATGTGACGTGGATCGTCCTCATTGATGAGGACGATCCACTGTACGACGAACGTGTCGATGTCTTACGATCGGCCGGCTTCCCGTTGGAACTCAGGCCACCAGGAAGCCTTGAGCGCGTCGACTCACAGCGCGACCGGCCGTTCGGTCCGTGGTGCGATTACCTCGACTTCTCCGAGTCGGTCCTGACAACGCGCATTGATGACGACGACGCGTTCGCACCTTGGGCGCTCCAGCGTGTCAGGCATTTGGCGGACGCGTGGGATGCCAGGTTCCAGAACCGACGCGGCCGCCGGCGTTTATGGGTCCTCGCTGACGGCTATCGTGTGAAGGATGGCAAGGCCAATCCGCGCCACGACACGCGTAATCAGTTCGCAACCATGTATGCGCCCCGGAACGATCGTGCGTCGGTCATGGACATGAACCATACGAGCTCACACAGGCTCGGTCAGGTCATCGCCGTCAGGAGCGAGCCTGCATGGATATGGCTGCGTCATGACGAGGCGCGCAGCAACGGCAGCGGAGCGACGAACTCAAGACCTGAATCGCTGATGCCTATCACTGATGAGATGCGCAACGCGTTCGACATCGACTGGTCGCTGGTGTGACGCCAGCCGTCAAGGCGTGGGTGTCTGCGCGGATCCGTAAGTTCGGATTGGCGTCCAAACCGACGCTCGAAGTCGGCAGTCTCGACGTGAATGGATCGGTTCGCGGGTTGTTCATGGGTTCATATACCGGCGTCGACTTCAGGGACGGTCCCGGCGTCGATATCGTCATGAACGGACACGCATTGACGTTCCCCGACCGGAGTTTCGACGTGGTCGTATCGACGGAGATGCTCGAGCATGACGACGCGTTCTGGCTGTCGATGGCGGAGATGGGGAGGGTCCTAAGGCCAGGCGGTCACCTGCTGTTGACGACACGAGGAAACGGATTCAAGCGGCACGGTCACCCGTTCGACTACTGGCGGTTCATGCCGGACTCGGGCGCGTTGCTCATGGGCCTCGCCGGATGTCATCTCCTCGAGTCGGTCGCCGATCCTCGTGACCCTGGCATCTTCGTGCATGGACGCATGTGATATAGTCTCGGCAATCGCATAACGGACCGGCCCAGTGCCCTCAGTGGCCCGCCGGATGAGTGGCCTTCGCGCTAGTGCCCATGAGCGCAGCGTAGGAGGTCTTTCCTTATGGCGGATGAACCAGAACACCGGACGCTCGACATCGACGCCGAGTTCACCACCCTTTCCATCTCGGAACGCCGACTCGGCCTCAAGCTCCTGACATATAACGCCGTCGTCGAGTCGCGCTACGGCCCGATCATGTTCGAGCCCAGCGCCTTCGGCGAGGTCGACCCCAAGTCCGTCCGGCTCCGCATGGATCACGCCGACCCCCCGACGGGTCTCGGCCAGTCGTTCACCGACCGGCCCGACGCGCCGTACATGGACTTCAAGGTGTCCAAGACGCAGCGCGGCGACGAGCAGCTGACGCTCGCCAACGACGGCGTCTCGCGCGGCGTCTCGGTCGGCTTCGACGAGGTCGGCGACGGACCGCAAGCGCGGCTCATCGACGGCAAGCGCGTCCTCGTCTACGGCCCCAACTCGGCCAGCCTGGCCGAGGTCAGCACCACATGGCAGCCGACATTCCCGGTCCCCCAGGCCGGTGTCGTGTACGTCCTCTCGAAGGACGAGAAAGGATCAGGCCAGATGGCCGAGAACCAGGAGACTCCGGCCGTCGGGGCCGATACCGACCGCATCGTCGCGGCAGTCCGCACCGAGATGTCCGATCGCGACACGCGCATCGATGACAAGCTCGACCATGTCCTCTCGGCGTTCGACGAGTGGCGCGAGAGCAACCGCGCTGCCTTCGCGATCCCGCAGGGCGAGGTCACCCGTCGGCCGCTCCTCCACAACTGGGTCGAGATGGCCCTGCGCACGATGCGCGGACAGAAGATCAGCGACACGGTCCTCCATGAGCTCGCGCTCGACGATGTCGTGACGACCGACAACCCCGGCCTCGTGCCGGACCTGCTGGTCCCGGACTACGACGACCTCATCAACAACGACCGCCCGTTCCTGCGCTCGACGCGCCAGATCCAAGCGCCCGCCACGGGCACCTCGATGATCCTGCCGATCATCACCCAGCGCGCCGTCGCCGGCACGCAGGCGTCCGGCGAGAAGGGCGAGGTCTCGACCACGGCCACGCAGGTCGGGACCGGATCCTTCCCCTACGAGTCCGTCTTCGGCGGGGCCGACATCTCCATCCAGATGATCAACCGCGCCGAGCGGTCGTTCTTCGACATCCTGACGGGCGACATGGGCATGGCCTATGCGCTCGACTGCGATACCAAGGCGCTCGTCGCGCTGCTGACCGGCTACACCGACAGCGGCAGCAACCAGCACATTCCAGATGACGGCGGTGTGCTCGATCCGGAGGATCTCACCATCGGCGCCGCGTGGGAAACCTCGATCAGCGTCTACAAGCGCGCACCAGACACCATCTGGCTGAACGCGGCGGCCGTCGCGGCGTTCATCGATGCCAAGGGTCCGCTGACCGGCGCCCCGCTCTACTCCAACCTCGCCGCCGCCTTCACGACGGCCGGTGGACCCGGTGGAACCCTGTCGGGCCTCCGCCCGGTCTACGTGCCCGCCATGGACGGCCTCAGCGTCTCGGGCGAGCAGGTCGATGTCATCATCGGCCCGTCGCGCGGCTTCGTCTGGGCCGAGGATGCAGCGCGCAGCCTCCAGGTCGACGTCCCGTCGAAGGCGGGTCGCGATATCGCCCTCGTGGGCGGCATCTTCCCGGCGCCCCGCTTCGCGGACGCCTTCACGGTCTACACGATCGCGACGAGCTAGCGACATGGCTGACTGGCCCGGTCCGGACGAACTGAAGCAGATCCTCGACGTCAACTCAGAGGACTGGGACGAGACGCTGGACCGGGTGCTGTCGGCCGCTATCGCACACGTCAAGCAGGACGTCGGCGGCTGGGACGATGCCATCGACGAACCCGACGACAGCCTCGCGCAGGCCGCCCTCGTGGCGGCTGAGGTGCTGTCGCAGCGGACGGAGGTGGCCCGGTCAGAGGCCATCTCCGATCCGCGCTATCTCATGCTCATCAAGGGGCATCGCAAGAGGTTCGCAGTCGCATGAGCAGCAAGAACGCCATCCGCGCCCGCGAGGCGCTCCGCCGGCCGCAGCCCGCACCCGCACCCGCCAAGCCGCCCAAGCCCGCCCCCGTGGTCGAGCCGGAGCCGGAGCCCGTCGAGGAGATCGAGGAGCCCGAGGACAGTGGCGAGTAGCCTCCAGGGCGCCGACCAGCTCCAGGCACGGCTGAAGGCGCTCCGCAAGGACGTCTTCAAGCCTGCAGCGCGGCTCTGGGCCGACGAGGCCGTCAAGGTCGCCCGCGCCAGCGTCCCGAACCGGGACACGCGCTACTCCAAGGGCAAGCTCCATGACTCGATCCGCCGCAAGTCCGCGACCCAGCAGAAGGCCGTCGTGGTCGGCTTCTATACCGGCTACTTCGTGGACGCGGGCGTGCGCCCGCATTCGCTCAAGAGGGGTCGCACGAAGCCCGGTCGGACCATCTTCTCCTCGTCAGCCCGGAAGGGACACCCGGGCTATCGGGCGCGGCCGTGGCGCGGCCATGCCACGGCCGTCGCCCTGCAACGGCATCCGGTGCTCGACCAGGTCATCCTCGCATGGAACAAGGCCGCCTAGATGGGCTTCCAAGCGGACGTCCGATACGCATCCGTGGCGATGCTGAGCGACTACGCCGCATATGCCGGGGTGAAGCTGCAGGTCTACCCGGGCCGCCCGCGGAGCATCGCGCCGCCGACCGCGTTCGTGGACCTCATCCACGAGTCGATCGTCTACTCGGGGCCCACGCTGCGCCAGCGGTCGCCGGTCGTCGAGATGATCGTGGTCCACGGCATCTTCGACTCGAAGGAGGCGGTCGACCAGAAGGACGCCTTCGTGGACGGCTTCCTCGACTGGGTGAACACGCGCTACCACGCGGCCGGCGCCAACACCACCGTCGGCGTCACCGATACCGAGGACCTGCCCAACTACGTCCCCGAGTGGCTGCCGCCCGAGAAGCAGCTCGTCTATTACGCCACGCGGCTGTCGATGGAGGGACTCGCCCTCGGATAGACCTCGAGCCGTTCTCCCAGA